ACGCAGCCAGATACTGAATGTTTGAGAGCCGCCAGTTGAGGTGTAGCTCTCTAAGAATGTGCCGTTGCCTGCTGATGCCTGTATCTGTTCAGCACACACCACGCCATTATGGTTAGCGTAATAGATGGGTGATGCTGCGGCATCGGTACGTCGGTAATCACCAGCTACATCACCTTGAACTACCTGAAATCCCCAAATATCAGCAGAAACTGCGGCTTGATTTGCACCACCAATAGCAGAACCTAATGTGCCAATAGTAAAAGACTTACCAGTCCCAGAAGCCATTGCTAATGTTTTTGTAATACGTTGCCAATCTGCTGTGAGTGTAATAGTTACTACATCTTTTAGTCCTCCATCTGTTACATAGAAATATAGATTTTTACCTACATCTCCAGCAGTAGTCGCTTTTACATAGATTGAGCGTGTATAGTTAGCTGTAGTAGGTAATGTTATAACTTGTGTAATTACTGAAAAATCACCTGCCGCGTCAATTACACCAAAAGTAATAGTATCTGCTGTTTGATAGCCGTTTGGTGCTATTACAGCATTTGCTGTTACTACTGGATTAGTAGATGTTCCATTAGCTTTAGCCCACGCTGCATTACTAAAATCTTCCGAGTAAGTAAGCAGATTAGTCTGCACAAAGCTATTGGATTTAGTCCATGCGGCGTTGTCGAACAGCTCTGAGTAACCTAGTAGGTTTTTTACTGTGGTGGAGTTGTATGTTGTAGCGGTTGAGCCTATTTCGAGCTGTGCGCCCCAGATGTAGAATGATAAAGTTCCAGATGAGGTGCCTAATTGAAATCCATTTGCAGATGAATTTGTTCCAGTATATGGAGTTGTAACTGTAACTGCTATATGAGTAGACGTTACGCGCTCCCAATCGCTACTCAATAATGCTAAATTTATACTCCAAGAGCCAAATCCTGCTCCACTTGAGTTTTGTAAAATTAATGTCCCAGATGCAGATACTTTTTTAATATAAATTGAAGGCGACAAGGTAATAGTTGATGCTATAGAACCACCAGCCGAAACTGAATAGTACATATCATCGACACCAATACTACCAAGATTACTTAATAAATCAGCAGTAGTAGTACCATTTGGAGCAGCTATTGCATTTGCTATAATTGTTGCCGTTCCTCGCTTTACCCAAACAGCATTATCAAACTGCTCACTATAAGTCAGTAAGTTGTGCGGTGCATAAGCAATAGTTCCCAATGAATTGGTCACAGTGGCGTTTGAGGTGCGAGAGAAATTAATACGAGGGTCTAAAAATCCTTCAGTAAACCTTAAGTTTAACTCAGGAACAAAACCCCCATAGTATTGACGTAAAGCCAAGTTTATAGGATTTAAATTCATATTAGTATAGTGCCAGAATAGAAGAAGCAGTTGTACCTGTAGACAATACTTTAGTTACTTGTACTGGTAGAATAGTACCACCAAAGACATTAGCAAATGTTACAGTATCCCCATGTTGAGTGAGAACAGCTACATCACCTCCAATACCTACATAGAGTGCTCTAGTGAGTTCAAACACTGTTGCGTCACTCTTAGTTACTGCTACAGCCCTACGAGCTGATACTGTTGAATCTACTTGTTGATAACCTTGACCTAATGAAGCCATTATACTCTCCTATTAAACTATTTCTGAACCAAATAAACTGAATGATAAATTAGCAGTACCAGCATAAACTGTTACTACATCTGTTGTTGCTAAAGTCATACCTATAGTTACAAAGATAGACTCATTATCTTTAATTTCTGCATCATATATGATATAATGTTGATTAGCTAATGCTGCTCCAGCAGGTCTTACTGCTACTCTATATGTAGTATTAGTACCTCTATTACAAATAGAAATAGTAGAACCTACTGCAGAAGTTAGTGAAGGAACAGTATATAATGTTGTAGCTGTAGTAGCACTTGGGGCACTCTGACCTAATACTTTATACGTTGCCATCTAAGCTCCCATCAACATTAAAACATCTTGTAAACCAGCACTAGCATTAACAGTTATAGAATTAGCAGCATTAGTTATTGTAACATTCTGACTACTATTAATACTCTTATACTCTAATGCTGTAGCTCCATTATTAACTCCTAATACTTGATTAGGAGTACCTAAAGAACTAAGTCCTGTACCTCCTTGAGAGATACTAAAGATTGTACTTTGTAATCCTTGCTTAAGTTTATTAAACCAATCTTTCCAAACAAAGTCATTGACATTATTTCCAAAAGGTGGTGGTGGAAGAGTATACGCCATTTAGCAGTACTCCAAGTCTTTACTATATCCAAGAGTATGTAAGTCATCTAGTTGGTCTTCTAGTCTATGACCTATATCTGTCCTGTACATAATAGAATTAGGAATCTCAACCTTCTTCTTAATTAAGTCATAGACTTTACACTTAGCATCTTTAACAGTCTTACCTCTAGAACTAACAGTCATAACATAACTTCCACTAGTTACTAGAACATCCTGATTCTGTTTAACTTCTCCATCTTTCATTATTGGAGCCTTACCAGACTTAACTTCAGAGAAATGGAAACTACCTGTAGCATCTTCTTTAGATAATCCAAACAGAGGATAGCCAGAACATTCCTTCTTAGACAAACCATCATATGGATAGTCAGGCATAGAGATAACTACTCCAATAGCTACGTCTTCATATACACGTAGAGAGTCTTTACCATCAATAAGGTCTAGCATCCATTCTACTGGGTCTCCACGATGTAAAGCTTGTTGTATCTGAAATAGAGGCCATCCTGGTCTCATTGTAAACTCTAAAGGCCAAGGTTGACCATTCTTATCTATGATACAATTAACATCAATGTATCCAGTATAGTTTAGACCATGTAGATAATCTTCTAAAGGACAAAGAACTTTCTCAGCTAAGAGAGACTCTTGAGTGTAACGAAGAACAGTACCTTGTTCTCCAGTAGCTACACCTAAGTCTCCATTCATTAGTTTCTTGAACTCCCAGTTCTCACAAAACCACTTAGAGAAACCAGCTTTGCCAAACCAACCTCCAACAGCCATCTCAATACCACCATGAAACTCTTGAAGAATAAACTCACCTTTATAAGCATTAGTCTTTTTCCATTTCTGTAACATAAAGACCATATCAGCAGGAGATTTTGATACATAGCTTAAAGCCTTATCACCATCCCCTACTGGTTTAGATACATATCGTTTGTTATTTTTAATCACATAATTCATAGCTTCATCATAGTTTTTAAACTTAGCAGAAGGGATAGTTTTAATGCCAGCACGTTCCATTACCTCTGCACCATAAACCCTATCTTGTTCCCAACGGTTAGTATCAACTGAAGGACCAATAATAGGATAACCCTGGTCTCTATATCTTTCTAGTCCATGAATATAGAATGTATTATCAGTACAAAAGATTAGGTCAGCCCACTTCATAGAAGCTTCCCAATCAGGAACTCGAGTGATAAGACCATCACCTACCTCACATCTTGTACCATCTTTATTCTTACGAATAAATACCCTAACTTCATGTTCCCACGCTTGACAGCGTAAAGCAAAATCTAATGCAACACCAGAAGCATCAATTATTAAAACTTTCATTACTCCATATACTCCCGTTTACGTCTACGATTTTCAGCAGCTCTTTGGTTACGTCTTTGAATCTTATCCATCTTCCTAGCTTTTTCATCACTAGGAGCTTTTACGTCAACCTGTTTAGCAATCCACTCTAAAGAACCTCCACCTGTCTTCTCATCACTTACTGCAAGAGTAGATTGTAATTGAGGAACTTGACCAAAGAAGTACTTAGCTAAGTCAGGTGCTTCTGAGCCAGGATGGTATACTTGTTGTCCATTATATAACTTACGATTAAAAGCAAGTTGAGCAGCCATTAATAATACAGGATTGAATGTAAAGACCGCAGCTAATACTGCTGCACCATCTTTCTTATCTTGAGCTACTTCTTGAATAGCATGGAAGATATGATAAGGACCAGCTCTACGTTGCTCTGCATTCTCATTATTAAACAGTTTAGCTGCTAACATATCTTGTAGAGGATATAGGATAGCAATAGCTACACCCATAGCTACTGTTGTATCTAAACCATGTCCAAACTGTTTAAGACCAGCTTTACCATGACGAATAGCTGCTAAGTCTTTACCTGTTTCTATTAAAGAATTAACCATACCATAATGGTATCTAGAGAATACAGATACATTAGGATTCTGTAAGACTTGAGAAAGACCCCTAGAGAGTTTACCTCCCATTACTTTCTCACCAACCCTAGCATTAATACGATAGTTTGGTAAGTGCCTTTCTACTTCTTTAATGGCATCTTTCTGAGAGAGATTCTCATACTTCATCTTCTCTTTAACCATTTGAATGTACATAGCATCTCGAACAGTCCACATAGCAGCAGAGGATTTCTTAGACAAAGCATCATATAGTTCTCCAAGAGACATACTATATTGTTTAGCTAAGTTCTGTCCTTCAGGAGTATTTACAAACTCTTTAGCACCACGTTTAAACATACTCTCTTGTATTGGAGAGTTACGAACATCTGCAGATAATAAAGAAGCTCCATCCTTAAGCATAGACCTAAACTCAGGTCCTTGAACCATAGCTTCTTTAAGAGCAGGAATACCTGTGCTAACGAATCTACCTATACCTGCAGGAGTAATCCAACCTGTTATACCCCTAGCATTATAAACGTGCCATGCCTCATTCAACATATGTGGAATAGGATTAAGCATCATATTCTTAATCAAAGCACCACTCATCATTGTTAGAGCATTAGGGTCCCATACCTTAGAGAAGTCATCAATAATCTCTGCTGTACGAGGTTGAAAAGCATAGTCTCTAAGTTGAGGAACCTTCTCAGGATTCTTAAGAGTAACATACCCATCTGGTACTTGCTTTCCAGCTTCTAAAGCAACAGCATTCTCTTTAAAGTAATCACTGTTCTTTAACTCTTTAATAAACTCATGTGCTCTAATTAAAGAACGCATCTCAGACAGTTTCTTATATAGAACAGCTTGAGAATCTTTATTATATCTAAAAGGAGTATGTTGTTCTATCTCATCAACTCTAGCTTCTTTAACTACACTAGAACCAAACTTATCTCCAGCCTTTAAACCTTCAATAGATTTAGCTAGAACAATTTGATTGTTATTGTTATACTGGTAAAGTTTTCCACCTCGTTCTTGTATTACAGAACGTTTACCATTAGGATGTTCTAATACAAAGAGACCTCTCTCCATACCAGCCCCAGGAACCTTTTCAATGTTCTGGTCAAAACCACCCTTACCTGGGTCAAATAAATTCTTTTTAAACTGCTCCCATTTAGACATTTCAGGAGCAACAGACATACGAGGAAAGACACCATCTTCAATATCTACATGACTAATAATACCTTCATCAGAAGCGTGTTTAACTAAAGCTTTAAGTTCAAGTGCTGGTTCTGTGTAGTACTTATTGAAAAGTTCTAGTTCTTTACCTTCTAGTTTAACCCCAGGAGTACCTTCAGCATACTGTCTAAACTTAACCTTTAGTTCTTGAGTAACACCCTCTTCTTCAGCAGCTTGTAGAAGTTTTGTACCAACCACATTATCTGCTTCAGCAGTCTTACCAAAAGTAAATAAACTATCTGCTAGTTCTTGATTAGTTGTAGGTACTTTAGGAACAGTAGCATCAGGAGTAGTTCTACCTAAGTTCTGTTCGTTAAACTTCTCCATAGCCATTTCATTAACTAGATTCTCATGGTCAGCTTTAGATACCCAAGAAGGTCTACGAACTTGAGTATGAGCCATTTCATGTAAAGCATAGAACTGAACTAAGTCTTCTGGAGTCTTAATGAAATCTTCTGGTAAAGGATTTACACCATCTACTTTAGGATTAGCCCAAGGTTTATTAACAAAGTCATTTATGATGGCATCTTTATTCAGAACAATCTCAATAGAGTTACCATCTTTATCTCGATAGTGTCTAGCCAATACAGGAGAACCATCTGCTCTAGTAGCATTCTTCTTAGGAGCATCCTCTAAGTGTTTTAATCCTTGAGGACCAAAGTCTGTAGAATGAAGTCCAGGCATACGAGTTTCAGCACCAGTAGGGCCTTTCTGACCTGTAAAGTCTACATCGTTCTTTAACATATTAGGATGATACTTATAAGCTCTACCCGCAGCTTCTAAACGGTTTACAAAGTTACCAGAATGGTCTATAAACCCTTGTTCCAAAGGAAGAGCAGAATCCTTAAGAGCTGGGTCATGTCTAGCACCACTAGGGATAATCTCCCCTGTTTCCTTATTAAGGAACGCTGCCTCTTTTAAAGACTCTGGATGTGGGTCTGCTTCAACAATACCCTCTCGAATTGGAACACCATTATACTCTTTAGGAAGTACAAACTTTTCTCGTAAGTTTTTTGTTGTCCATTCCTTATGGTCTGGAGCAACTGTAGCTGGTTTCTTTATAGAGAGAGAAGACATAAGCTTCTCACCAAACTGAGTTGGTTTAGCTGCTACTCCTTGAAATACAGCAGCAGTAGCTACTTTAAGAGGGTCTACTTTCTCTCCATGATAAGCCTCTTGTCCTGCTTCTAGGCCAGCTCCTGTAGTTGCTAGGAAGGCACGTTGTGCCCAACTACCAAACTCTTTACCACCAATCTTAACTGTCTCTAAAGAACCAGGACGGAAAGAAAGTAAGTTTGGAGCTAGAGCACCTGCAAAAGAAGTCCAAGGATTTTCTTCAGTTTCTTTTTGACGAGTAGCCTTATCAAAACCAGTAGCCTTCTTAATACTACTTGGAATAGCTTCAGCTACACCTTCTTGTAGTTTAGAAGCAGCATAACCTGCTGCTAGAGAAGCACCAAGACCACCAATAACACCACCAACTGCTGGACCTACTGGACCAGTTAAAGGAGAAGTTAAAGCACCAAGACCAGCACCTGTTTCCATCCCAGGACCAAAGGCAGCTAGGGCTGCTATAGAGGGAGCTGTAGATTCAACAGCACTCTTACCAAATGCTTTAGCTTGACTAGAACCTTCTTTAGAAACAGTATGTCCTTGAGAATAGTCATCCCAAGGATTCTTGTCAACTGCAGGTTGAGAGTACTCTTCCCAAGGATTAGCCATGTATTAAGTTTTTTCCCAATTAGATTTATCTGCTGGATTACCGCCTTTAAACTTATACCCAGCTTTTACAGTACCTACTGCAGGAGCATTAGGGTATTGCTGTTTCATATCTTTCTCAGACTGAACATCTTCAGGTTTAAAGCCTTCATACTTACCGTCTTTAATTCTAGAAACAACTTCCTCTTCAGCCATAGATAAAGCTGTAGCAGGGTCTGTTGTTGTACCTTCTTTAAGATGGAAGTAAGCCCTACGGTCAATGTCACCAGCAACTGTTCTACGCTCTGCTGGACGTAAATCTCCTACATCAGGATACCTATCAGCTAAGTCTTTAGCAGAAGAATATAGTTCATCTACTTTAGGAGCTTTATAGTCCTTACCAGTATTATTTCTAAGATTAGCAAACTTACGTTCTTGTAAGTCTAACTTAGCTTTAGACTCATCAGCCTGACGTTTCTCTTTAGCATAAGCTAATTCAGAGGCTTTCGTCTTAATCTCTAATTCTGTAAGAGTCTTCTCAGCCTTAGTTCCCTTAGCTTGTTGTTGTAACCAGTTCTTAGTTTGGTCATTCCAAACTCTAAACTCAGGAGGTACTACCTTACCTGCTTTAGCAAACTCAGATACAGTTTCATTTAAACTAGCTTGGTCATTTGTTCGGAGAGCTGCTTCAGCAACAGCTTCATGTTTAGCAGAATTAATCTGTAAACCTCTGAGTAGGTCTTCTTGACCCTTATGTTCCATGTCAGTACCTTCTTTCATCAAGTCGATACCTAACTTGGGGTCAACACCCATCATTGCTCTACCTGCTTGATATAGTTTTGAAGATAAACCTTGAGAAGTATTATAATCTTCTTTACCATTTTTGTCAACAGACTTAGCATTAAAATACTGAGACATTAATTTCTGAGATTTAAGTTTCTGAGTATATTCTTGGTCTTTAATAGCCATCTCTTGTAGACGACCTTTATGAATATCTTCAGCAGCAAGTTGTTCTCTTTGGAACTCCTTACCTTCCTTTACACCAGAATAGAATCCTGTAAATTGAGCCATATTATACATACCCCATAGATGTACCTAAGCCTTGTTGGTAGGCTTGATTCATATTCAATTGGTCTTGCCATTGTCCTTGCTCTAAACCACGTTGAGCAGCTTGAGACTGTGCTTGTAAGCCTTGACCTTGAGCAGAGACTAAGTTACTTAATTCACCTACTTCAACTTTACGAACACCTAATGGGTCTAAGTTCACACCAGCTAATTCCATAAGACGAGACTGTTGTGTATTGTATTGACTCTCAACACCTTGCATACCTTGTAGCATACGATTCCATTGAGCGGCATATTCTGTTGAAGCCATACCCTGACCATAGGTAACTAACTCTTGAGCAGCATTACCAGAACCTAATAAACCTTTAGAAGCCTGACTACGTTCAAGAGCTTGTTGTCCTTGTTCAAACCTAAACTTATATGAAGGGTCATCAATACCAAAGTTACCAGTAGCCATAGACTCTAGTTTAGACCTATAGACATTACTAGGGTCTGTTTGACTAGAACTAGCTAGTTGTTCTGCAGAACCTGCTCTATAGAAACCCCAAGGGTCATATTGAGCCATTGACTGCATACCTTGTAACTTCTTCTCCTCAGCTTGTTTAGAAGCAAGAGCTTGGTCATATGCAGCACCTGTACTAGTGTCCAAAGCACCTCTAGCATTCTGTGCTCTAACAACATTCTCAATTTCAGATAAAGATTTTCCTGTAGAAGTAGCAAGACCTTGTTGTTGTGACAACTGACTTGAGATTGGAACTGGTGCTCCCATTATGATACTCCCTCTTCCACTGTAAGTTCTAAACTTTCAACCCTAATAGGTTGGTTGTCATAATTAATCATATCAAAAGCTCTCCGTCTACCTTTACCAAGTCGGTCTAATTTACTTCTTTGTAATGCCATATTAATTGGTCTGAATGCACTCCATGTTTGGTAGTCATCATTTGAATACCGTAAGTAGGAAGTACTAGAAACCTTATCTCCAATAATCTCTACTCTAGAGAAGTACTTTGTCTTATTCTCACCACCATCAAACTTAGTAGTACGAACTCTAAACTTAATTGGTTTACCTGCATCTTGATATGTTGTAGTATCAACTGCATAGATATATCCTGTAGTTGAATCTTGTACCAAGTCAAACCCAGCTCCTGAAGTATAAGAAGCCATATTAAAGTAACTCTCTGTATATACTGCAGAAGTAGCACTACCTACATAAGTTCCTGGGTTAGAACTTAGAGAATATGTAATAGTATTAGCATCAACTACATTAATAACATATGTACCATTGTATCCTGTAGGGTTAGCAGAAGCTACTACAACACAATCACCATCAGAGTAGCCATGAGTAGCAATAGTAGCTGTCACTTGATTGTTAGCCCAAGTAGCTGCTGTAATACTCTTGGTAGCACTTAAAGTAAGTTGAGTCCACTTAGACCATTGACCTGTTGTAAAATCATACACAAGAGTTATACCTGTGTTCCTAAGAGTTAAGAAGTAGAATCCATGACCACTAATCTTAATACAGTATGAAGATACATCAGATAGATTATCTGCATTCAGAATCCTATCAATAGAAGGATTACTAATCATCTGTGGAGTAGTACCATCCATACGATAGATACTACGACCCTTAGCTTTAGATACACCCATCCAGAATAGAGTATTTTCAATCTGAGCTACACTATTAGCTGAAGCACATCCTACCTCTAAAAAAGCAGAAGGAAATGGTAACAGAGGACTACCTGTAGGATTACCAGCATCATAGAAGAACTCTGTAGAGTAGGAACTAAATGCTACAATAAGATTTAGTTGTCTAGCAATACAAACACCACCATCAGGTTCCATACGACTTTGAATAACATTTAATGCTGTCCAAGAAGCAGGGTTCTCTAAGTCACTACCATAGATAGCTCCACTAGGAGTCATAACATAGTATGTACCATCTAGGTAAACAAGTCCTCTAACTGTGGTTGCTGGATAGTCTACATCAGTTATTTGTGTAAAAGTTGCACCATTAAAATAATAGGCTGCTGTTGTATTCTTATATACAAATCCAGCACCTACTCCATTCTGTTCTATAAAGTCAAAGACAGCCATTTATTTTCCTAAGAGTATACAATATTATATATAGCAGTATCTAATATTGCAGATAGAGCTGTAGTAAGTTGATAAGGAGTATATCCTTTAGATACACCATTATATTTAATTTCCCAATTACTTCCTACTTTACTTATATCTAAAGTACCAGAAAGACTACCAGGAATAAATACAATAGTAGAACTTTGAGTTATTCCAGACCAATCATCATAATAGAAAAGAAGTCCTGCTCCAAAAGTAGTAATACCTAGTTCAGTAGTAAGAGAATGAGCATTAGCAGCAACTATGGTTAGCTCCCCAGTACCTGAAGTAAAGTAGACTGAACCAGTACTTAGTGGGTCTGCAGATACATAATTAATACTTGCGGTAATATGAGTAATACCTAAAGCTGTAGTCCAGTTTGGGTAAGAAGGAGGAGTTCCTAGTATAGGAGTTACTGCTGTCCAAGGACCTCCTGGATAGAATACAGTATTACCAGCCGCATATGTATGAGTACTTAACCAAATACTATATGAGTATGGAATTAAAGGATTTGAAAATGAATCCCAATAGTATAATATATCATTATATACAAAAGCACCACTAGCAGCTCCTGCACCAGCAGAACCTACTTGAACTCCAGGTCTCTTTACTGTAAACAGATTTCCAGAAGGACTCTGCTCTATATACCCATTAGTAATCAGAGAGTCTTTCTCACTAACAGTATCTCTAGCTTTTAAATCTACTTGTAGAGGTATTCTTTTAACTGTCATTATAAGGTTGTCACTGTTGGAGTAGTAGCTGTGTTACCTGAATCCCATTGATATAGTTTTCCACTATATACAAAGATACCAATAGCAATTCCAGTACCAACATACTTCTGAATAAGACCAGCTCTCTTAACTACATAAGAGATTTGTTCTGACTCTTGCTCAACAAAACCATTCTCAATAATAGCATCCTTAGATGTATCAGAAGAACGGTAGTCAGCACTAACTGCTAGAGGAAACCTAAGATTAGGCACTCTTAACTCCCATACGTTGGTCTACTGAGAAGAAGACAGAAGCTTCTTCAACAGAGTTCTCAAAGGCATATTGAATGTATTGAGAAGCCTTAGCTTCAATAATCTGGATAGTCTGAGGACTTACTGGGTACTCTAGATATAACTCAGCAGCTAAACCCCACTTAAGGGCTTGAAAGAATTCTTCTGGAAAGTCAAAGTTATCTGTACTAGAAGTCATGTCGTAGAACTGACGTTGAATCTTCAAATGAATAGTGTGTGTTCCATCATTAGGAACATTATATACATAGAGGATACCATTTGGTTCTTGACGGTCATAGTAGAACTGATTAGGAACACCTGCAGAGGTTTTACTTCCTAGTTGGTCATACTCTTGTTTAGAGATTAGTTGTAAAACTGTATCATTACCATTACTATCTCTAATAAAACCACTAATAACTTTCAGGGGTCTAGACATAACAATAGCCCCAGTGCCTGTAGCAGTAGGGCCTAATTGGTAGGAAGCAATGCCACTAACCATAGGGATAGATAGGTCTTGAACAACCCAAATAGGTTTATCATTAGCAGACCAACTCTTAATCATAATGTTAAGAGCTTGTGTGCAATTAGTGTAGTCTTCAGTAATAGGAGTTTCACCTACACCAATAACTTGCAGGATGCGTAATGCTGCTTTAATTATATCATCACGTGTTACGGTGAAGGTATTGGTTCCTGTCGTTGACATATATTATCCTGGTACTGGTGTTAGTGATTGGGCTACTGCTGTAAAGGTATCTGTTGCTTCTGGTCTAGTCCAAGGAACACTTTGTTGGTCTTTAACTCCACGAACAAACTCTTGTGGGTGTCTATGGTCAAAACATTTGGGACAGGCCATTATCCCATCCCATTGTTTCTTTAATTGACCTGACTTATACTCTACTCCACAAGTGTCACATATGGCATTCCACTGTCCAGCTTCATAATAAGAGTCTACCATATTTATTCTCCAAATGCAATAGAGCCATCAGGCATATTTGCAAATTTACCTTTTGTAGAATATTCTCCAGCCATACCATGATGAGCATGATGAGAAGGAACTACATTTGCTAATAGCTCCATAGAGCCTCTTTTATTACTAGACTTAGCCTTACCCCTTGACGAAGATTTAGAGGAGCTTCTAGACCCCCCTGTGTTCGTTTTAGAGCTACTACCTCCCCCTTTAGAGGAGTTACTTCCACTAGATTGAGGAGATTGTGCCATTAAATGTCAGCCTTTATTTTAGCCAGATACCTATCTACATGTTCAATACCACCCCTAAATCCAGGTTTAGTTTCTTGTGTAGACTCTACTGGTTTGTTTCGTTTTGCTTCAGCAGCGTGTTCTGCTCTTTCTCGTTTACTCTTCTCAAAGGAAGTTTCTCGATTTTTAATTGTAGGCATTACTTTTTCCTTTTCTGTTTTTCCCCAGGCTTATGTCCATTATCAGAACGATTTGCCTTTACACTACGAACCCTAGTATTGCTAGAGTCTGTACTACCTCCAGAACGTAGAGGTTTCTTATGGTCTACATCTTTTCCATTAACATTCTTACCAGAGGATTTAGCTTCAGACCGAGCCTTATTCCTAGCTGCCCTTTCCTTCTTAGCCTTTGGGCTAGAGTGGTGGGCAGCATACTCTGCTTTGTAATCACGTTTATAATTTGGTGAACTTGGCAAAGTATGCCTCCTTTAATTAGTTAGCACGTTCTACTGCAGCTAGTACATAATCAACAGTTAGCAATGAAGTACCTGTATGATAACCATTTAAGAATGTAGGAGCCAAGAAAACTGTTGAAGCTGGTAAGTTTGCTAATGAAGTACCAAGAGTACCATTACCATTTGCACCTACTGTACCAATACACTTATCTTGATAGAACACATACAGAGTACCTTTACCATCATAGTAGAAACCTAAGTTCACTACTTGAGATGCTGTAGGAGTTGTATTAGGAAGAGCAATAGTTGTAGTAGAACCAGCAGCAGCTTTAATTACCAAAGACCATTGAGTTGCTCCAGAAGCCTTAGTAAAGTATACACCATCTGTTGCACTGTTAATTGTAGTCAGAGTACCTTTAGTTAAACCAATAGTATAGTCTGGATTAGCTACAGTAGCATCAAGAGTTACACTTGTATGGAACCATGTTTGATAACCAGCAGTAGTAGAAGTAGCTGCTGTAAAGTTAAATCCAAAGTTACCTTGAAGAGCTTCTGAACCAGAGGTAGCTGTAGTCAATACTAATTGACCGCCTTTACCTGCACCGAGAGCTACACCTGAACCAGCACCGCCTGCTACAACTGTCCAATCACCAGCAACATATGTCATGAAGTCATTTTCATATGTAGCTACTTGGTTTGGATTTGGTAAGGGTAAATTTGAAAGTGGATGAGTTAATGGTTCTGTTGAAAGACCATTAGGAAAGCGAGTTGGAGTACCCATTGTAATATCCTTTGACGTTATATGATTATAACGTAGCTTAATTGCTACGTCATTGGATTAAAAATTTATTGAGGTTTTTTAATCTTTTTTACTTCCTTGTGACTACGACTAGGTTTCTTAGCCTTACCCTTAGCCATCTTAATACTTCTTCTTCTTACTTGCTTTAGAAGGGCTTGAACCTTCTCGTTTCTTTTTCTGTAAACCACCAGCCATAGTAATCTCCTTAGAAAGACCCCACGTACCTTATGGCAGAGGTGGGGTGCGTATTACTTACGGACCGTTAGAACCGTAGACTGCACGTGGGTCAGTCCAACCGAATGAATAACGTTCGTATGCTTTTGCTTTTGCATTCATAGTATCGAAGTCATTATCCTGTGTGAAACTGATACCTTCACGTTCATAGTACTTCAAGCCGTTTGTTACGTTTGTACGCAAGAACCAAGCTTGAGGAGCTGTGAAGTAATGGTTCAACTTAATACCCATAGGCAAAGCATTTGTTGCTTTAACTACGTTAATATCATTGTTAGCTGTACCTGTTTGGTAAACTGATTTCAGAATGCGGTTAGCATTGAACCAGTTTGCAGGAGCAATATGCAATGATTTTGGCATCAAGTTAATTAACAAGCCTCGGTCATCTGTAGCACCCATGATTTGTACAATCATATCCTCTAGAGCTGATTCAGACAAGTCTGCATCCACTGCTAAACGATTAGACCAAGTACCACCAGAAGTGTTTACGTGAGCTGTACTTACCAACTGAATACCATCACCACCAGTGTAAGCTGATGTGAAAGCACGGTTGAATACACCAGCACCTACACGTTCTTTGGTTTGACGGAAGCCTTTTGCAAGAGCTGCTGACCTACCTTGTGATACTTGAGAGTACAAGTTATCTTGCAACTCTTCATGAGTAACGATATAACCCAAAGCATAGGCAACGTTAGTGTAGCGAGTAGTAGGACCTTGTACTTCTGAGTCATACGTTACTGGAGCACCTTGAGCCTTGATTGGAGCTAAACCGAAACCTACAATTTGTACATCTTCTTCATATGACTGATTCGATTTGAAAGTATCAAATAAATCAGTATACTCAGTTACGTGGTCGTCATAAGTACGACCCCACCAAGCTTTCACACCAGGCCAGAGGGCCTTCGGGTGGTTACTGGTATTAATTACACCTGCCATTTAAATTCTCCTATTTATTATTATGGTGCTAAGTAACCAACTACTGTGCCTGATGCACCTGCAGTAACACCGTACTCATGGTAGTTCCATTTACATAGAACACGAACATAAGCACCTACAGTATTATCTACAAACTGACGAGCACCGATAATACGAATTGGCAAGGTAGCTGTAACAGCAGGACTTGTCAGAACAGTACTTGAGTACGGAGCAGCACTAGATAAAGATGTTTGGTTTGCAGTAACAGTAACAGCAGCATTCTTATGTAGGTCAGTTACAGCGACAGCAGTACTGTCAAACTGAGCTTCAAAAATCAAGAATGGGTCATCAGCTACAAGTACATATTGTGTACCAGCACTCAGACCAATATATTGTTTCTCAGGAGTCAATGAGACACCTTGTAAAGACAATGATGGTGCAGGAGTTACGAAGCCTACAATAATACCAAGTGGAAGTGCAGAGGTAGTTGTTGCACCACCCCATTTTGTTACATAGGTAATACCATTAGCATCAGAAGATGCTGCAGACATTACTACATCGCCAATAGCGTATGTGTTGCTACCATCAGAAGCAATTGCATAAACATTGCCTTGACCGTTATACGGACCACTGATAATAGAACGAACTGGCGAAAAGCCCTTTGGGGCATTTGTGTTAGCCATTTTTTAGTCCTTTAGTTATTTATATTTGATACCATTTTTTGGGACATATCGTCCACCTGTGTCTTCCAAACTACCATTACGAATTTGGGCATCAATGTTGTCCTGAGCTTGCAAAGCAATCTTCTGGTCTTCTTCATACCACTCTTCTCTAATTTTCATAAGGTAAGCATATTGTGCCGAGCCATCCTCGTTAGTACCAACAAGGCGTTTAACACGGTCTTCCTTCTCTTCTACACCAACTTCTTTAGGTGTCACAAACTCATAGTCACCTTGGATAGCCTCATGGATTCGTCCTGGAGTATCATTAATCCAATGTAGATGATAACCATCAATCGGATAGTTGACTCCTAGTTTAGAACGAGGAACACCAAAAGGTTTTCTTGATTTACGTTGAGGACGGTCTGCTGTGGTTCTAACTACTTCTGCAGGTTGCTCTTGAACTGCTGCTGTTTCATTACGTCCACGTACTACTTTAGTTGTATTAGTCATCTTCTCTTAGTCCTCAAAATAATCTTTAATATACTGCTCTTTGGTAACTAGACCTTGTTTAACAAACATATCACAAGCTGCCTTAGCATCTGCTGGTAAGTCTGCGTAGCTTTTCTTACTACTAGAAGTTCTAGGAGTACCTGTGTTACCCTCAACTGCTTGAGGCTTCTCTCTTAAGTTTTCAAACTTTTCTGGAAATGCTTCTCGTACTTTTGCAGATACAGCTTCTAAGAATGGAGTACCCTTTAATGTAGGATTCTCATCTTTTACTTCATCTGCGAAACCATTTGCTGCTGCGCGTAAAGCTTTGTCATTTTGGAACCATTCATTCTGCTGAGTCCAAGCAATAAACTGTTGTTGATATAGAGCATCTGTTTGAGGAGTCTCTACTACAGTCGTAGCTTTCTTAGAAGAGTAGTCTTCTTTCAATTGCTCAATTGCTTCTTCTGCTGCGATAACAGCATCACCATCAGCATCCTTGATAGCTTCTTTTTTCTGAGTCTGTAACTCAGCTAAAGCTTTCTTGTATGAACGTTCTTCGGTCTGTTCGTGGAATGTTTTAAATTCCTTTACTGCTTCTCGAACAGCTCGTAATTCTGCTTCTAAACTAAGGTTCTTACCTTGAATCTTTTCCAAGTCTTTTCGTAAGAAGCCATTAATTTCTCTACCACGTTGTAGAAACTCTTCAGCAGTACGCCATTGGTTTTCATCACCTTTAAATTCTTCTTTAGGTGTCCAACCAAATTGTCGTGCTTCTTTTTCTACAGCCAGAGTTGCAGCGTCAGGGGCATTATTCTCTTGTTGAATTTCATCAGTCATTATCTATTCCTTTACTTGGTCTAAGGTTGCTACAATATCTAAATCACTTACTATTCGATACTCCTTACCATCATTACCTTTGTAAGTAGCACCAGAATATTTTGCAAACAAAACTTCATCACCTAAACTAGCCCAAGGAGAAGATTGGTCTGCCCATGCTGTATTACCAATTGAAACTACAACACCTTTCATTTGTGCCATCTGTTCTCTATCTGTAGCAGAACCAGTTGAAACAATAATACCAGACTCTGTAGTAGTTTCTACTTGTTCAGGAAGCACTAATACCCTGTGTCCTTTTACATTGATACCACTATTGTTTTCTACCATTCTCTATTTCCTCTACTAACCATTCATAACTTAACTCTTGTAAATCTTCTAATAACCTTACTTTACCTATGGCCTCACTATTAAGTTGAAGCGTTCCATATACATCAGAAGAAGTATATGTACCATTAGCCCACTCATCTTTAGCGAGATTCCGAAGGCTGGTTAGAAACTGGAACAGGGCCTGAGTCACTGGCTGTGTCTTCCATGCTTCCCATTCCTCCTTGTTGATTAGAACCTTCTCCACTATTCATCTCCTTATCTAGGTTACTTAGTACTTCCATTGCTTTAAACAAACCCTCTTGTTGTAACTTAGCTACACTAACTGAAGCACGAATAGCTTCCAGTTGTAAGTTAGTTTCAACACCTTGAGCTTCTTTATGAATCTTCTCTGCCTCAGCTTCCAACTTAGCAATCTTAGCTCTATTGAGGTCAAACTCTTGGAACAACTTAGCTTGAGCCAATTTACTCTTAAGTTGAATATCAAGTTGTTTAACTTGGTTCTTCATTGTCTCAATAATAACTTTAGGATTAGGTGGAGGAGGTACTGCTTTAGGACCTTTAGGGTCTGGATAAACAATATCAATATCTTGTACTTGTAATGAAGCAAGATAACGTTTCTCTACCTCATACTTATCATACCCAGGAGTAGTCATAGAAGCTTGTTTCAAAGCAGTAGCTTGAAGTTGCTTCATACTGTCACTAACCATATTAGGGTCTGCTGCAGGGATAATATCTCTTGGAGTAGTAGCATAGTCTTGCGCTAGTACTTGCTTAGAGCCACCATTTGCAATTGAGTAGTAACTTACAGAGTCATCTAGGAAGATGAAGTTTAAGTTATATAGTTTACGGAACTCTTCTTTAAGAGAACGATATGTACGTTTAAAGATTGCATTGAAGATACGTTGACCTTCAACTAAAGAGTTACGAGATGTTTCTGCAGGAGTGTTCTGTCCAGGGTTAATACCTACTTGAGGGTCAGTAGCCATACCAACTCTATTACCGTAGTCAATGAGTAAACCAAGAAGCTTAAACAATACATCACTAGGTTCCCTAACAGGAAGAGGGAAGATACCTTTACGAAGGTCATCACCAGTAGAGTCTACTCGTTTCCATTCAAATGGACGGAAGGAGTTATCGCCACTTCGGAACTTAACCCCCCTACCCAAGAAACCACCAGCAGTGTTAGATAGAGTACCAGCATCAATAAGCTGATTGATTGAGGTGTTAATAGATTCATTTAATGGGCCAAGAAGAGAACCAAAACCTAAGTCATAGAACCCACCATCAGGAGATGGAATGAAAGGAAACTTAGTGTAGTATTGGTCTGCTTTAATTGCGAGGATTTGTTTCTTATCTTTAGGAGAGAACTCTACATTCCGTTTCAGGAAGCGAGCTACAACTCTAAGAACAAGAGATGTATCTTTACGAAGATAAACAATATAAGGTTCTTTATACCCATCACCATCAAGGTCAAGGAAGGTATGTTGCTCAAGAATTTCATATGGGGTTGCACTATCAGTTGGAGGTTTAGTTAGACCTTGTGACTTGTCTTTAGCCTCTACCAGTAAGCCTGATGCTTGTACTGCTGGTTTAGCATCTCTATTCCAATCTAAGAAAATACCACGATGGTATCTTTCATAGAGGTCATTCTCTGAGAAGTATAATACTTGAGTAATGCGAGGAGCTTTTTCTAAGCTTGGGGTATAGTAAGAAACATAGAGGTCTCTTGCTAAAACGTGTTCTGAAACATTGTGACCAAGAGAGGTATCAAAGTAACTCTTCTTGAAGGAGCAACCTACAATAGCTTGATGTAGTAAACTCTTATCCATATTCTCTTCCCAAGATTCATCTTCTTCTAGAATCTGGAAACTCATATGGTCTGATACACGTTTAGCTCTTGCTGATGCTTCCCCTTGAGGGTCTTCACTAACTACATTACACTTAACAATATTAGGACCACTAATAAGAGCTGGATAAGCTCTAGCGTGGAATTGCATAGCAGCAATAGTTACTAAAGGAAATTTGACATTAGAAGCACCCTGCCAAGGAAAGGTTTTACTCTCTGAGACTTGTAAAGCTAAGTCCATAGAGTTCTTAGTTTTCTTTTCCCAATCTTGTCGAGACATTGCATCTGCTTCAAAACCTTGAAGGCAGTCATGTCCAATAGTAGCTAAGTCTTGCTCAGAAAGAAACTCAGCAAGGTTAGGACTCTTTAGGATTGTTGCTAAATCTAATGTTGTTTCTAGTGACATTTAATATCCTGTAATTAGACTTTGACCGCTATACTGATGGAAGCCACCATATTCTTCTTCATACTCATCTTCAGCTTGTTCTTCTGGTGTAGGTGCTTCAGCAAGAACATCTAAAGTTAAACCAATCCAAGATAGAGCATCTACTTGGTCATCATGTCTATCTTTAGGAAACCTAACCATCTCATCTTCTAAAGCAATATACCAAGAAGCATCTTTATCAAAGTGAACACCACCAGCACGAAGTCTAGCTTGTAAACTTCTAGCTCTAGTCAACTTATCTTTAGTAGGAACTACTGGATATAAGTTAAGGTAAATATTCCGCTTACGCATCTCTCTGTCCAGGAATGGACGGATGGAATTGTGAATAGTACCTTGTTCAACAATATATAGTTCTGGAGAGTATCTCTGTTGTACTGAGAACATCTCACCAACTATTTGTTCTGCATCCCATCTACCTCTTCGTATATCTATTACATGAAGGATTCCTGAAGGGTCAGAACCAACAATAGCAATAACAGTGAAGTCACTTCTATCTCTGGTAGAAACAGCAAAGTCCACTGCTGCATAATAAACCAGATTTTGTTTCCTATCCTCATCAGTGAGGGGTAAAAAATCATCTCTTCTAAAGTAAGCATTTGATTCATCCACTGGGTAGTTTAAATATTCCTGACTATACATATCAGGCATACCTTGGTCTAAATAACCCTGTTTGATTGCTTTTAGTTTTTCTTCAGAGAATCTGTCTTCCCAAAGTATCTTTGAGTAGTCTTCATTATGAGCTTTATACTTAACAGCTTTCCACATAGCTCTTGTGTTTGTTGAGTACTCTCGTAACCCATCATACACTGTAGAATCACTTGTTACTTGAGGCATGATACGTTCAAGTAAACTGTCGAGGTGCAAGATAGTACCTACGATAACTACCTTACCACCACTGCTCTTGCTAGGGAGCAGCGCCCCGTAAAACCATCGTCTGAACTTGATACGGCGTTCAGAATTATTTGTAATTTCATCATTCTCTAAGTCATCACAAAGAATGAGGTCTGGTCGTTTGTTAGCCCACTTCAGACCACGTAGTTTCTGCTCACTACCCTTAGCCATAATGCGGAAGCGGTAGCCATCTGTCAGTTCTACAATAATGTCAGTTTCAGCTAACTTAACAAACTTCTTGATACCAAACAGAGCTACCAAGTCTTCATTCTCGATAAGCTCTTGTTTGATGTCACCAAGGAACATTGTAGCTTGTGTTTCAGTATCAGATACCAAGATAACAAACTGATGTTCCCTGAATAGTACAGCAGCTAGTAACCAAGCAAAAGTTATTGAAGTACTCTTGGCATGACCACGTGGAGCTGCAAGGGCAATATATTCATGATTGGTACAACATAACTCCCACCACTCTTTATGGCAGGATGGTGTAGCAGTAGCTCTATCAAACTTGTGTTGCAGTAAGCTACCTACAAAACCATTAACTATTTCACTCGTTAACAATATCAGCCTCAATTACTTCTTCAGAGTTTAGTTGAACAACCTCTTTAGCTTGAGCAAAGGATTTAAACTGTTCAGCCAAACGAAGGAGTCTTTCATCCTGACTTACCTTCTCAACTCTACTCGTAGGTTCACCACGAAGAAGTTGTCTCTTATCCAAAGTAATGGCAGTGACAATAGCAGCATCTTTACCTGACATTGGTTTATTAACCAAGATACCTCTTTTGGTATCATAGATGGTATCACCATTATCTAACCTATCATTAACAGCAGTAACAGCTTTGTTAATTAAGGCAGTAAGCTTTGTATCTAACTCTTCGTTCTCTTCTTGGACAATACGTTGTTGTGTTTCATACCACCACTCAGTTTGTTTCCAAGACCTAATAGTAGCTTCTGGTATCTTAGTAATTTCAGCTACTCGTCTAGAGTTACCACATACTGCGAAAGCACATACTGCTTCCATCTTTTGTTTATCAGAGTAATGGTCTCTACGACCAGCTATTCTTTGTTGTACAATACCTTTAGAGTTTTTTCTATGAACACCCTTAGCTCTAAGTTCTACAGTAGAAGGTGTAGCTGCTCTACGAGTGATAACTGCTTCTTCTCCTTTACCAGAAATGTTTAAGAACTCTTTAACATTAATAGGTAGGTCATTAGTAGTAGTAGCTTTTCTCTGATTCATAGCTATATTATATTATAGAAATAAATTAATGTCAATAGATAGTATAAAATAAATATTGTTGACAAAGATAATTTAGTATGATACCCTCTATATATAATATTATATTAATAATATAAATATATATATATATATAATAAATATATTAAATATTATATCTATATACTAGGCTATAGAAATAGCCTTTTGTTTTTATAAAAATTTAGTTAAGTGTATTACAATAAAAACTAAAAACATTATATTTGCCCCTATAGTAGGTATTTTTAGGGGCTATATTATTATATATAATTATATTAATATATATATATATACTAGTACTATATTATTATATTAATATTATAATATATATATATATAATATATACTATTGAGACGGATATTTCCAAGGGGAAATAGACGGTGACATACCAATACTAAGTACATCAATGTGTTATGTCCCCTATATATATTATATTATATATATCTTAACAACACTATCTGTACAACATAATACTTCAGTTGTACATTAATATACTACTCTCTTCTGTACAACAATACCTCTATTCCTTCTGTAAACCTACCTAGAAGCTCTTATCTCTATCTTGTATATATCCTTACCTTAACCAAACATAAATAACTTGTCTAAGAGCTTTAAATACAATTATCCAAGACACATCTAATAAATCAGCTAAGAACTTGTATTATCTTTATTGCATCATACATAATACTCTACTCTCCAAAGTAGATATGTTATATCCATTATCCTAAGTTTCTACGGTGCGAACCCCTCGCAGTCGACTTCGAGCTTCTCCGCTAGCAACACTCCGTGCCTTACACTCTCGTACGTGAGCATATCCTCGCTAGAATCGTACCGATTCGCTGCGGTATCCCTCCCGTCCTTCGCTCGCTACGCTCACCGTTCCAGGTACTCGCTTATGCCGCTACGATGACTCTCTACGTTCGTCACCGCTCTGCGTCTCCAATTCGCGAGAGGGGATTCGCCCCTCGAAGACAACTTAGGAGAAACAAAATGGCTACAACAAATCAATTCAACTTTGAAGAATATAACAAAGTAATGAAGAATGCAAACAGTGGGTTGAAATTATTCTTAGCTGAACAACTTTTACTAGATGTTCAAGCAACATACTTACGATTCAAGAATCCTCTTCGCAATGACATTACAGATGTTGTCGATGAATTAGCTGACATTCGTATTAAGAATAAAAAGTTAGCAGCAGCAAGAGAAACTACTACAGATGGTGCATTAGATAATGAAACTCTTCCAGATGGTGCAATGTCTCAAAAATCTACATCAGCAGATGCAGGTAAGGTTGCTTAGTAAGTTTAACAGGAGGTTATCAAAAGATAATCTCCGATTAAATTTATTAATAACAATGAGAATAAAATGAATATTCAAATCATCCACAAAGAGACAAAAACAATTAAAACTGTAAGAGAGTTGGATGATTTACTATTTGAACAAGGTTGGAGATTTTATAACCATATCTCCAATCGTTCTACTAATCCTTTTGTATTAGATGAAACTATGCAAGAAATTAGTAAAAATAAAGAAAATGGTTATATACAGATTCTTTCTAAAAACACCTTTTAAGGAGTAACAACATGGATAACGCTTTCATCTTATTAATTGGAATTACAGCAATGCTTGTTATATTTGCTATTGCTGGAGCACTTATAGAAGTATATGAAAGATATACACAAAATAAATTCCATAAACGTGTTCAAGATAAAGTTTGGAAACTTGAACATTATAATAGACTTGGGAGATAATCATGTTACTCCTTGATAAAGATAGAAACTTTGTTGACTCTTTTGTAGATGCCTATTATGCTAAATCTGATTCTTCTATGTCAGATGAAGTGTTATTAGAAAAAATTGGAAAGATTGAACATCAATTCTATTGTTGCTATTGCCATAAAACTATGGATAGAAAACATAAGACTAAAGCAGGTAGAGCTAATATTTGTTTTACTTGTCTTGATATTAAAAATAAAAGAATCCTTGCAAGGTAGTTAGATATGGAAGGCCAGGCGATTAATTTGCGTCAAGGGAAAA